GTACTGCAAAGACTGAACTCGCTTTAGCCGAGACAGATGTGCTTCCTCAGCATCTTCGCCAAGCATATCACCAACCCAACTTTTGTTGGCTAGAATTTGTGACAAGAAAAACTCTACGATTTCCTCTCGGGAATATCGCTTGGCTAACTTCTCAAAGTAATAGCGATCTTTACGCCGTTCAAAGGTCTCAGGTGCAACCTTAACCTTTCCGAACCTATGGTAATCAAATCCGCTATTTTTAAAGTGTGCTTTGAGAGTTATGAAAGTCTGATATGCTTCAAACGGTTTCATTCAAAATAATTTAGAAGTCTTCTTAAGCATGTTGGCTTTCTGTCCTTCCACCTTTAGCCGTTCCTTGATGGGCTTGGTGAGAAGTTTTGCAACTGCTTCAGGTTCAATTCCATGCTTTTCGCAAAGATCAACAATCACTTCAATGTAAGTCGTATCTTTACGACTCTTGTACATTTCTTCTACCTGCCGACAAAAATCGGCTTGTAGATTTATTATAGAACCCATTTAATCTGATTCCTCTAGTTCTTCTTCACGAGGAACAGCATTTAATTGTTCGCCTCGTATAATTGCATTGTTAAATTCTTCTTCACTAAACAGCAGAGTTACTTCACGATCCTTAAGCATGATATGAATAATATGCTTGCCTTCTCCCAACTTATCAAGTATGGAGTCTTTAATCTTGTTGATCTCTGCGTGTTCGTCTCTCTTAAACAGTCTGGTTAACCATTTCATTTATTTTCCTCTGTAGGTCTTGAAAATTATTGCTAGCCCAATAGTTCTTTATGGATTCGCCCAACTTGATTTTATAATCATCAGGATTCTTTTTAAATACCTGAGTGCTTCCATCCTCTGCCGATATAAGAATAACTACCTGTGGAACTCGTACACCCATACTCTCTAACCACATATACGAGTATGCAGCGGTTTGTTCAAAGTAATTTTGAATCCAGTCTTCTTTGCGACGAGACTTTGCAGACTTGAAATCTATAACCGAGAGAACGCCTTCATATTCTCCGATACAATCAAATCTGCCTGCCATACGCAAACTGTCAGAACACAACTGCGTTTCTTGAGCCACAACTTTGTTAATTTTATCAAGACTAGGAACAATCTGATTGAAAAGAGTTTGAGTCTTCTCGCAGGTAGTTCTGTAAGTTTCCTTGTTGAGATAATTTTCAATCATCGTGTGCATTGCTGTTCCACGACGCATAGCCTCATCACTACTCTTTTTATTTTCAGGATTCTCTCGCCACTTTGCCCAAAACTCTTTCTTGGCAAATCCTGTTACAGTTGTGACTGACGGATACCAATTACCAGTTTTGGCAGACTGATAGAATCTTCCCATCCCATCAATTTCAATAGATTTCAATTTCATTTCCATTTTAATAGTCTCTCATTGTATGCCGTGGATGGGCTTTCTTTACCTTGGAGATTACTTCTTTAAATCCATTATCAGGACGAGTAATTCCTAAACGAACAGGATCAATAACCTGAACTGAGGCATCCAACTTGATTACTTTCTTTTTACCACACTTTGGACAAGGCTTCTTTGTTGGCTTGTTACGATTAGCAATAGTTTGCATATCATCCCAAGTGTGATCGCATGCAGTGCATTTATAGTCGTATAGTGGCATATTGTATCCTTTATTTATACGGCTGTCAAACTAAAGTTTCGGTATTCTATGAGGGCAAGGTCTTTCGCCTTGGCTTCAATCATTACATCGTACACGGTATCCCCTAGATTGGGGATGCGTTCTTTAATAAAATCCGAATGTGCTTGTGGCTTTTTGTTTGGTGCTGATTCCGAGTAATGCACCTTGGGAACTTCGCAAAAACCTTGCCATGTACTAAATGCCATGTCAGCGGCTTCTTGCAAAGACTCGTGATGACAGAACCGATGATGATGAATATCCAATACTAGTTTAACGGTGCAATACTTTGCAACCTGTTTAAATAGATCAGTCATGCTCCACATGGAAGCCTTGTCATCGTTCTCTAAGGTCAATCGCTTTTTAATGCGATCAGGCAGTTTAGAAAAGTTTGCAAGAAATCTTCCTGCGGTTTCATGCTTACCTTCATACACACCGCCCACATGGATGTTAATAGCAAACTCGTCAAAGCATCCCAATAGATCACCAATCAGAGAGTGCATCTCAAGCGAAGCAATAGACTTTCTGACAATATCAATGTTGGGGCTTGCCAAACAGGTGTATGGGCCCGGATGACATGATAAACGAATGCCTGCCTCACGAGCAATAGAGCCTGCTTCAACCAACTCAGACACAATATCCTGATGGTGCTCTCGTGACAGGTCATCCAAAGAGTAACCCAAATCAGGATGATCCATAAATGGAAAAATTTCACTGCTGACACGGAACATTTTAATTCCGTTATCACGGTTCCACTCCATGATCTTAACTATATCTTTACTATTTTGAAGTGCTAGTTCACCCACACGATCCAAACTAAAGTTGGACATCCGCAAGGTTCTACTTGTGGTAATCTGATCTTTCTTTTTCAAGCCTTGGTTCATCGTTAGATTTACACAGGCATATCCGATATTGCGTATCATGTTGTCTCCACTATAACACAAAAGCCTTACCGAAGCAAGGCTAATGTGGTAAGAATCACACCCGTGATTTAGTCGTCGTCCCTATCAGGAACGGAACCGTCGTCTTCGTCATCAAAGTAGAAGTTTGGATCTTCTTCTTCAATTTCATCCATCTGCTCTTCACTATACTCAGGCTCATCAGGATTGTTAGAAAAATCATTTTCTTCTTCATGTTCCTGATGCTGATCGTCATCATAATTATCCTCGTCAGGATCGGGACGAAACGGATCGTATTGTTCGTAAAAATCGTCAGGATTATAGATTGACATGTTACTTGCTCCTCTTATTAGTGGGTTCAAGATCGGTATTTTTAACCCACCGATGAATATATGGATGTGTGTCTTCAATGTTTTCAGGATCGTGAATAGACACAAGATACTGCGGGCCATTACGCAAATCACGCTCAATACGGATAATCATACCCGCTCGTTCCATAGAATGAACCCAAACCTTAGTACCAGTAGGCAAAACTTCTTCAATCATTTTTACAATTTCTAAAATGGTAGGCGACCACAAGCCGCCAAGTAACGCTTCATGCAACCAATATACTACAACAAAAAGTTTTGTCAAGGGTTGACAGAGAAAAAAACCATGCTATTATCGTATCGCCATGAGCAAAAAAATTGAACAACAGTATTGGGGCGATGAGCCACCTTGGGATCACCTTCCTAAAAATCCTGAAGATATCCGTGTAGCCACGCATTATTGCAGGGCTGTGCAATGGTATCATAATATGGCTGACGAAGCCGATTATAAAAAATGGGTGCTAGAGTGGATGAGTAAAAATAAATATTCCGCTGCAAACATTGGGTTTGTAAAAAAACTGTCGGATGTAAACATTTATCCCGACGAGGTGGATGGATTGCGCTCAGGCATGATTATAGGGCCTGTGGCTCGCATGCTCTCTTTAGGAGCATCACTTCAGCCTGAGCAGATTGCCAATTTGAAAAAATGTATAGCACATCTTATCGCCAAGGGTAAGAGTACTAAACAGGAAGCCGCTATTGCAGGCAGACCTAGTGTGCAGGATCATGTACGCGAACAGGTGCGTGAACTTATTGAGGACATTGAACTGTTGTCCGATAAGATTCTGTCTGGCGAAAAAATTGATTGGAAGCCCGAAGAGTATATTAAAGAACGGGCTATCAAGCCGATGCAGTCTGGAATTATTGCTGATTGGTTTGAGCGTCAGACCGAAGATATAAATCTTGTGATTAGCGGTAAGGCAGACGAACAACTAAAAGAAGGATATTCTTTCTTTAAGAAGCCGTTGCTTAGACGGTATCAGGAATGGCTTACAAGCCTCGTAGACACATTCCGTCAGGTAAAGAAGGCTGCACCGCCCATTCGTCGTGCCAAGCGTCGTAAACCGCCTATAGAGCGCGTAAAGAAGATGCGTTGGTTGAAGGAAAATACAGAATTTAGTATCACCTCACAACATCCCTCTCGTTTAATTGGTGCAAGCAAGGCGGTTTTATTTAATGTAAAGACCCGTATTGTTACCCTTTTGGAGGCGGAAACTGTAGACGGTCTAGATGTAGATGGAACCTCTGTTCGTGGATTTGACCCAAAGAGCAGTCGTTGCAAGAAGGTTCGCAAGCCTAAAGAGTTCTTATCCGCTATTAAGGGAGATATCGGTATTCGTGCATTTAAGAATGCTTTTGAAGCCCTTAAAACTGAAGAAAAGGAAGCAAGTGGCAGAACCAACGAAGATACAATTATTCTTTGTGTGTACAAATAAGTATACTAAATATATCTGTTACCAACACAATTAAAAGGACTACCATGAGAATGCTAGTGAGTGAAGTTCTACATAAAGTAGAGCAGGCTAAAACTGAGTCTGAAAAAATAAATCTATTGCGGGTAAATTATTCTCCAGCATTGGAAGATACTTTGCGATGGGCTTATGACCCCAATATTTCATTTTTTACCAAAACCATTCCACCGTATACCCCCGATCTTTCTCCTGAAGGACTGGCGTATACTTCTTTATATTCCGAACACAAAAGATTTTATCTATTCTTAAAAGAA